GGATTTCGATTCTCTGCTTCCTGCCCTTGCTGACCTCATAGACCCGACGTGCCATATGACGCGGGAGTACGCGGACACTGAGCTTGGCAGGGTCTTTCAGGGCTGGCTGTGCGACGAGTGCATGTGCACGGCAGACGTGCTAGACGCCAGCGAGCCTCCGGAGTACTGCCCGCACTGCGGCGCCCGCGTCACGAGAGGGGGCGACGAGTGATGGCCGAGTACATCGTGGACACGACGGACGGCATCCTGGACGCAAGGACCACCGGAGAGGTCATCAGGTGCAGGGACTGCGCATTCTTCGGGAGGTCAGCAGAATCCGACTGGCTCCCGTGGTGCTGGCGCGACCCGGACCATTCCGGGCACGGCTGGCCCACCAGCGAGGACGGCTACTGCGCGTGGGCGGAGAGGAGGGGATAGCCATGGAACACAAGGCAATTGCGGACGGCGTATACATCGCGCTCTCGTACGTCGCAGTGTTCATTGCCGGGTGGCGCATAAGCCATCTCAGGACGTTCACGAAGTATGCTGATGATCTTGTCGAGGAGCTGACCAAAGATGCCAGTCAAAGATGACGCCCGCGAGCCACGCTCCTGCGGCGGCTGCGACAACCTGCAGTGCTTCGCTGGCACGCCGATATGCATCTGCACCGGGAGAGAGACGAGCTTCTTCCACGACGCCACGGACTGCGGCGCGTTCGTGAGTGAGTGGAGCGACGATGAGGACGATTAGGCCACCCAAGGAGATTGACAGCCTGAACGACGGCAGGGCGCTGGTGATGTACGCGCGCAACATCGCGGAGATTGTAGCCAGGTACACCTCCCACACAGAGCGGCACGTGCTTGAGTCAATCATGCGCGTGGTCGGCCACCTGTGCTCCACCGGCGCTCCCAGGCGCGGATAGCGACCGACGTTTTATCCAATTAAAATCGAAGGAGGTGGGCAGGTTTGGACCCGCTGGACTCCACGGAGGTGCAGGACGCCTCCATGGCACCGATGCTCTACTTCCCCCACGACGCCGACAGCGCCACGGACATCAAGTGCAGGCGCCTCATACGCCGACTCGGCTACGAGGGATACGGCAGGTGGTGGAGGCTGTGCGAGCTGATGGCGTCGACCACCGGACACTGCGTGCCAATCGCCACCGACGAGGACAGGGAGATACTCTGCGACGATTTGTGCTGCGACGAGGACGCCCTGGACGAGCTGGTGCACACGCTGGTCGATGTCGGGCTTGTTGTCGGTGACCTCGCGGGAGAGGGGCGCCTCGCCTCAGAGAGGATGTCCGAGAACGCGCTCTACTTCGGGCGCCAGAGGGTCAACGGGCGTCGCGGCGGGCGTCCCAGGAAGGACAGGCAGAAGGCGTGACAACGAAAGCCCTGCTCAGACGAGTGGGGCTTTACGTTTGCGCAGTTAAAACCAACCATTTTTTTCTGGGTTAAGCAATCATACCAAACCATACCAAACGAAAATAAAACCAAACCCCCACATGAGAGGTTTACGTAGCAGCAACGTTACCGTGGAAGAGGGGTGTGGGGGGAAACCCAAAGCGCGAATGTTGAAAACTCTTGGGCATTGTTGAAAACTCGCGCGAATGTTGAAAACCCGAAAGGCGGGCCTCCCATTCGTCACAGATTCACACATCAAGCAGCTCGTTTCGTTCCTAGCCTATCCGAGACCGATTCTCAGGCGCGCAATCGCCAAAGTGGACTAGTTATCCACCAACCACGTTCGAGCGTCGGAAACAAGGACCACAGCGTCACAGACGGGCGTTTCCGGTTGGTCTGGTGGGCGCGAATCTCGGCACAAAAAAAGCGCCCCGTGGCCGACTTGACCACGGGGCTGCTTGCGTTTCCCTACCTGTCACCGCCGAACGTGAGGAACAGCCCGCCGAACGGGCCGCGCCTCCTCGCCTGGCGCTCGTGCGGCTGCGCCGCCTGCTTGCTGGGCCTGACGCCCCTCGCCTCGGCAAGCTCGCGGATGACCTCCTCGTGAATCTGCCTGCCGCGCTCCTCGTTTTTGGCTTTGGCGTCCGGTGACTCGAAGTGCACGTAGAGGTCCATCGCCCGGAACGCCTCGCGCCAACCCTCGTCATCACCGTGGAGCTGCCTCAGCCCGCGCACCCTGGCCAGCTGGCGCTCAAGCTCCGACTGGTCCTCCCATGGTTCCAGCGGGTAGTCGTGCTCCTCGACGGAGAGCACGTGCCATGACCCGTCATCGCGCTGCCCTATGTGGTAGAACACCGGGAACTCGTACGGGTCCGTGACTGCCAGAAGCTCGTGGCCGTCCGTGAATATGCTCCACGTGGTGTCGCGGTTCCCGAAGAGCGGCATGCTGCCCTTCTTCGGCTTGGCCTGCTGGTAGCTCGCCCTCATGCTCCTGCTCGCCATGGTGGCCTCCCATTCGTCGTTTGCCCAGATTGTACCCGCTACTCGCACCCGTGGGCGTACGCCTTTAGGAGCGCGAGCATGACCGAGTCGGGGTCTGCCCCGGCCTCGTTTGCCGTCCGTATGCACCAGCTGCGGCATTCGCAGCGCGTCATCAGGCCGAGCACGCTTACGAGGCGCTTGCGGAAGTCCGGGTTGAGCCTGATGCCGCCGCCTACCGAGCGCTCGTACATCGGCACGAACGGGCCGTCCTGAACGTCCGAGTCACCCTCAAGCAGGGTGCACACGCCCTCGGCCATGCCGCCCTCGTAGCCCTGCAGCCAGTCGAGCATCTCCCACGCCCTGCCGTTGGTGACGCCCTCGACTGCCTCGCAAATCTCGACCTCGAAGTTCTTGAAACCGCTCATGGTGATACCTCCAAAATATCCGATAAACTGAAACCGTCTATGCAATGTGACGCAGCGCCCACGCCAGGAGCGCGGCGCCCATCGCCCAAAGCGGGAGAATCTCGGTGACGAAGTACATCACGCGGCCCTCCTCGCCCTCGGCTGGCGGTCGAGGCCGAGCCACCCGGACATAGCGGCATCGAAGTCGGACCCGCAGCCATCGAACCAGGTGACGTCCCCGGAGACCGAGACCGGCCTGCCACCCTCGCAGGAGACGCGCACCGCAGGCACGCCCTCGGCAGCGCTCTGCAGCGGGTAGGCGTCCCACACGGGGCCGTCGATGGGCAGCAGGCGGTTCTCCCAGCCGCTCTCGGTTGGAACGTTCGCCATGCGCCAGAAGCGGCCCCCCGCCCAGTAGGCGGTGCGGTAGAAGACCTGGTAGGCCCTGCCGCCTCGGGGACCCTCGCAGGGCCTCCGGGCGCTCGCCCAGGTGTAGCGGGTCTCAAGCGCGCGGCCCTGGGTGCCGTCTTCAAACACCACCTTGCGGTAGCGGAAGTACTTCTTGCCGCCCGTCGCGGCAGGCTCGGTGAATGGCTTGATGGTGCACATGTCGTGCCCTCCCGTTCGTCGCTGGTATAGGGGAGAGGCCCCAGGTCCGGGGCCTCTCGTTCTGCCTTGCCTTGCCCTGCTACTCCTCGCCCAGGAACGAGCGAACGAAGCGCCGTGCCGTGAACTCGCCCCAGTCTTCCGGGTCCTCGTGCACCAGCATGTCTTCATCTCGGCCCTGGTAGAGGTCCGTGGATGCCACAAGCTCCATGTATCCCTGGTCGTAGTCGGCCTGGGCCTGGTCCAGGCTCTCGTAGTCCCCAAGCCCCCAACTGTCCTTTATTGGGTCGAGGTTCTGGACCGCGATGCCTACGAAGTCCATAGCTGCAAATTCCGCCCCGTCGCAGGTGTAATACTTTGTGGCCCAGCGCACGCGCTCTCCGTCGAGCTGGAATACGTACACTCCGCGCGCGTTGTCGATGCATGCCTCTACCCTGTACTCGCTCATGGTTGCCATTGCCGTTCCTCTCTCTCGTACTTGCCTATACTTGGAACCCCAGGCGGGGCGGAACTGGCCTTCTACTCCGTCCGTCCCGCCTGGGGGTCTTGCCTGTGGTGGGTTAGCCGACAACCACGGGGCCATCTGCTGGGGCTATGTCAAGCTCGAAAGACTTCCCGCCCCTGTCGGTGATGCGCCACACGTCGTGCTCTCGCGTGTCCATCACATGCTCGAATGACGGGTCGTTTCCCAGAATTCGCTTCTCGCGGTTGCCAAGCACGCAGTCGCTGCTCTGCGGGAAGTTGCGGTACCCGTTGACGAACAGGAATCCGTAGCCAATCTGGAATGCGTTCCAGTTCCAGCCGAGCATTCCCTCGTTGTGGCCGCACTTCTCAATCGGCTTCCCGTCTACGCTTACGCTGTAGCCAGTGCATCCATTCGTCGCTAGAATGCACTTACGCCCCAGTATGTAGGCGTCGTTCCTGGTGAGTTTCTTGCTCATGGTTGCCCCTCTCGTTGCGTTCCTCGTAGGCTGATGCCTACCGATTGACGCGCTATCTCAAGTGCGCCAGTCGGTGGGTATCCCTTGCCTTGCCTCTCAGCGTTCCGGGGTTCGTACCGGCCAAGCCCTCATCTGGAATTCAACTTTGGGCATCCGCTGGGTCCTTGTCGTTCCCCCGGGACCTCGGGTTGGTGCTTAGCAACTGGTTGGTTGCTATGGCTAATATAGCCACCAATTAGTGACTTACTAGCGACAAACTCAAACAATTAGTTTCTACACAATTCCTACACAAACAAATGGTTGGCAAACGCTTGTTGTATAATGTCGCTAGTAAATACCTGCGCAAACGATGAGAGAGGGGAATACATGGACACTAACGCGTGTGTGCGGCACATGCTAGATAAGGCGGGTATGTCTCCGTATGCCGCAAGCCTGGCCATGGGCAGGGCGCATAGCTACATGGGCCAGGCCCTCAAACGCAAGGGCGGCATAGGCGCGCCGGTGCTTGCCGAGATAGCCAAGGCGTGCGGGTATGAGCTGCTACTGGTAGGGCGAGGGGAGACGCTGCACATAGACCCAGCGACCGAGACCGAGGGAAAGCCCGAGGACTAAGCGCACAAGGCATTACTAGCGACAATGGCCGCGCTCCACGCCAGGGGCGCGGCCATATTTGTGCCCATCGACATAACGAAGTGACTTAGTGCGGCCATACCCCGCAACACCTGCGAGAACAGCAAAAACAACGGCGCTACGCCACAGAGAGAACAGAACAGCGCTATCAACAAAACCGCAGGTAGGGAGGGCAGTGGGGAGGGGGTTAAATCACGAAACACAAACCGGCCCTACCCAGCGGCCACCCTCATTTTTACACGCGACCGAAATTGGCGAACCGGGCGTAACAGATACCCGGTTACGGGGGACGCGGGCCTGAAAATCCCAAAAAAGGACGTGGAAGGTCAGAAAATGCGTCAGTTCACCTGCAAATACTGCGGAAAGACGTTCTTCGCCAAGAACTCAACCGCAAAGTATTGCTCTGCCAAGTGCCGCGTGTACGCAAAGCGTGCCAGGGACGGGAGGCCGGACTGCGGGCGTCCAGCTGGCGTGCAACGCCCCGAGGATGGCGGATTTGGGGTCGCGGTTGCGGCCAACTACGCGGTGCAGGCCAACAGGAAGACGTTCTCGGAGGCTTCGATAGCAAGAGAGGTCGCGAGCGCGCATGGAATGGTGTCGTTCTTCGACGCCGCGTCGCAGAAAGGCCCGGAGGGCACGCGTGAGGCGTGCGGCCACATCGCGCGCGGGTTTCAGTCGACGCTTGAGGAGATTGGCCTATGAGCAGGGGGAGGAAGCAGAACGCGCTCGCACAGCGCAGGGAGCGAGACCACGTCGACGTGACCGCCACGGTCCTCGAAGGCGCTGGGCACTTGGATAAGCCCGTCTCCGTTGCCTCCGTGCCGAGGCTCAGCCGCATATGGGACGAGACCCTAGGCACAGGCATGGCGTTCAGGCCGGAGGACGCGCCGCTCTTGGAGCAGCTCGTGTTCGACCTCGCGCTCGCCGAGGAGTGCCGCGCCAACATGATTGACGAGGACGGCAACCCCTCCCCGCTGCTCAAGGCGAAGGACGAGTGCGGCAACGTCCACATGGTGGACAACCCTTACTTCAAGAAGATGCGCGAGGTGTCCAACGACACGCTCAAGCTGGCAAACGACCTCGGCCTCACCCCCGTGGCGAGGGCGCGCCTCGGCCTCACCCAGGCGAGCGCCAACGCGGTGAACCTGTCAATCCAGGAGACCATCCTGCGTGCGATGGAGAAGAACGGTGTATAGGACGCCGATACGCCGCTACTCCAAGTACGGCCTGCGCGAGGCGAGGGCGCGGCAGATATTCTGCGAGGCGTTCCTCACCCACGCTGGCAACGACGAGTACGCTGGCACGCCGATTCGCATAGACCCGTGGAAGAAGAGGAACATCTGGGACCCGCTGTTCGCCACGGGCACGTGGGACAGGCGGAGCGGCAGGTTCAAGAGGAAGTACCGCCGCGCCCTCATCGGCGTCCACCGCACCTATGGCAAGTCCGAGCTTGCGGCCTCGATAGTCCTCACCGAGGCAACAATGAACCCCGTGCCGAACGGCGAGTACGGCATCGTGGCCGACACGAAGGAGAACACCAAGAAGGTCCGTGACTACATCTCAATCATGATTCGCAACAACCCGCAGCTCTCGCGTGCGTGGCGCGTGAACCGCGACTCGATAGTGAACAAGGACACGGGCCAGCAGATTTGGGTCTACCCGTACAAGGAGGCCGCGCTGCAGGGCAAGCACTTCAACGTGCTGGTATGCGACGAGATTCACGTGTGGCGCGACGATGCAATCTGGAAGGCAGGCGTCTCTGGCCAGGGCAAGATTTGGAACGCCCTCACAATCGGAATCACCACCGCTGGCGCGTCGCGTGACGGGTTCCTGTTCAAGCTGTACAAGAAGCTCAAGAAGGACCCGCACGCGTTCGTGTGCTGGCTGGGAATCAACGACTCCCAGGACGTGGCCGACCGCAGCGCGTGGCGCGACATCGTCAAGGCTGGCCGCGTGACCATGGACGAGCTTGAGGAGCAGTACGAGGCCCTCGGCTCAAAGTCGTTCGAGCGCTACTGGCTCAACAGGACCCCCATGGACGAGCAGGCGGAGCCGTTCATGCACCGAGAGGACGTGGAGGCGTGCCAGAGGAAGTCCCTCACCATCGACCGCAGCAGGTGGTTCACGTTCGCGCTTGACGGTGCCGTGAGGGGAGACACGCTCGCCCTCGTGGCGGCGCAGCGCCAGGGCGATGAGTGGGCGCTTGAGGAGTGGTGCTGGGAGAAGCCCGGTCCCATGGGCACCTACGACCTCATGGAGGTCGCAGACGTGATACGGCAGCTCTCCGCATGCCCCGGAAACCCGTTCGGCGGATGCGACCCGGCCAGGATGCAGTTCCTAACCAACTGGCTCGACCGCGAGTGCGGCATCGACGTGTCCGACATCTCGCAGACGCCCGCTATCATGTGCCCTGCCTCCGAGCTGCTGGCGAGGAGCGTTGAGACACACGCCGCCGCCCTCTCTGGCACGCCAGTCCTCGCGCAGCACTGCATCAACGCCGTAGCTGCGGAGTCAAAGGCGTACGGCAGGCGCCTCGCGTCGGAGAAGGGGAGGCACGGACAGGGCACCAAGAGAATCGACGCCGCCGTTGCCGCCGCCATGGCGATGTGGGCCTACGACAACAACGAGGCTGACACGCCTAGCGTCTGGACAATCGACCTCTGACGGGGGACCGCGAACGGATGATTCAGGCGGCTTGGTAACCCCTCCGCCAAGCCACGGGGCCTGCTCCCCCGCCGCTCGCAATGGGGTGGCGGGGGACACCGGCGTGACCATCCAATCGGTGGTTTCTCCGATTCGAGGAGTGTGCCGATGGGGCGTTTCTCCAATTCCGTAGGGCGCGTGTTCGCCCGCATAGCAAACGTGCTCGTGCCCGGTTCATGGGACTTCTACATGATGACCAACCCAGACGGCACCACGGAGACCGTGGAGCGCGAGCCAGCCGCGAACGCCTACTACTCGAACGCGTTCAGGGCGTGCCTGCTCGCGAAGGCAAGGCCGCTTGCGTCCCTCCCGGTCCACGTCTACGAGCGCAAGGGCGGGCTTAGGGTAGAGACAACGCACAGGTTCTCAAAGAGGCTCGCGACCATCCTGCGCACGCGCTGGAACCCGTTCATGACAGCGTCCGAGGGCATCCGCTGGACGATGATGACCAAGGACGTTCGCGGCGAGGCGTTTCTCAGGGTCGAGTTCGACGATGACAGCATGCCGGTTGCCATCTGGCCGCTCGCAGGCAAGCCCACAGTTGAGGTGGCGAACGGAAAGGCCGTGTTCCGCTACCAGGGTGACAAGTTCACCAAGGCAGGCGTCTACCTGCAGGACGAGATTGTGTGGGTCAAGTCTCCCGTTCTCGACTCCGACTGCCTGCACGGGGTCTCGCTCGCGCTCCTGGCGGCTAACGAGCTTAACCTGTCAATCGACCTTGAGGACTTCTACCAGAACGTAATAAACGGTGACGCGACGTTCGCCGGGTGGCTTGAGACGGACCAGAAGCTGCAGCAGCAGGACGTTGACCAGGTCAAGCAGCAGCTGAGCGACGGCGGCGGTGTCGTGAACGCTGGCAAGGTGCGCGTCTTCGACAAGGGCCTCTCATACAAGACGAACGGCCAGTCCATGGTGGACATGAGCCTCGTAGAGCAGGAGCGCTGGATTCTGCAGCAGACGTGCCGCACGCTCTCCGTTCCCCCGCAGGAGGTGTTCGACCTCTCCAACGCGACCTACTCGAACATCGAGCAGGGCGCAATCAACTTCGCGAATAAGACTCTCGTGCCCGAGTGCAAGGCGCTTGAGGAGGCGTTCTCAAGCATCCTCTGGGCCGCTGGGCTTGGTAGCGACTACGTGCAGTTCGACATGAACGGCCTCCTGCGCGGCTCCTACAAGGAGCGCATGGACGGCTACCGCATCGCAATCTACGCGGGCATCTACTGCCCGAACGACGTGCTGGCAAAGGAGGACATGCCCCCGTACGAGGGAGGCCAGTACCACCTCCGCTCCACCGCGTACCTCGCGATAGACCCCGAGACGGGGGAGGCCGTTGAGCATGAGTCAAAGGCGCAGCAGAGCGACCCGCAGCAGCAGGGGAAGGCGGAGCACGCCGATGGCAACCCCGGAGGCTCAGGAGAGGGCGAGAGGGATGACGGGCACGGCGATGGCGCCGAGGACCCGGACGCCAGGGGAACCGCGCTCGCCGTAATTCACGCAGACATGGCCCAGAGAATCCGCGACCGCTACGAGAGCGCCGGTGACACCGAGCGCTTCCGCGAGTTCGCCAGGAAGGTGCTCACGCCGCTATCCGCAGCGTACGAGGTAGACGGCATCGAGTACGACATGGCATCCGACATCGAGGAGATTATAAATGGTTGACATCTACGTGTATGGTGACATCGGCGAGTCGCTCTGGGGAGACGATTCGAGCGTGAGCGCCGCAGGGTTCGCCAAGCAGCTCAGGGACGCGGATGGGGATGACGTTACCATCCACGTCAACAGCGTCGGCGGGAACGTCTTCGACGCCAACACCATGAGCGAGCTTGTGCGTGCGTACAAGGGGAGGACCACCACATCAATCGAGGGCATCGCGGCCAGCGCGGCCAGCTTCTTCGCCCTCACCGCAGACAGCGTCGTGATGAACCCGTCCGCGCTGCTCATGATTCACAACCCGTACACCAGCTGCTACGGCAACGCGGACGAGATGCGCAAGACCGCAGACATGCTCGACAAGGTGCGCTCCACCATCTCGGGGCAGTACGTGCGCAAGACCGGCATGGACGAGTCCGAGGTCGAGAAGATGATGGACGCCGAGACGTGGCTTGACGCCACCGAGGCGCTCGACCTCGGGTTCGTGGACTCGATATCCGACGCGGCACCAATCGCCGCGCGCCTCACCAAGGAGGCGATTGACCGCTTCAAGTCCGCACCTGACTCGCTCAGGGCGCAGCTCCTGGGCGCGGGGGACACCGGCGAGAGCATCGACCCAAGCGAACCCAAGGCCAAGGCGCAGGGCACCAAGGCCGGGGCGGAGGCCGCTCCGAGGGTCGTGTGCATCAACGGTACGTTCCTCAAACTCTAAGGAGAACGGCAATGAAGTCTTCCATCCAAATCAGGAACGAGGTCAGGGACCTGGACGAGCGAATCGCCAAGGCCAGCGCCGAGTTCGCCAGCGCCGAGGGTGACGCGAAGGACGCCCTGCGCGACCAAATCAACGACTACAAGGGCCAGCAGCGCGCGCTTAACGACATGCTGGACGATGTCCTCGCCGACGAGGACAAGGTACGTCGAGGCGGCGGCGTGCCCCTCGCGGCCCCCGCGACCGAACCCAAGGCAAAGGCACCCAAGTCCGTCGTTGACTGCCTCATGGGCGCGCGCGACGAGTTCAAGGGCCTCGGGTTCCACGACACCCTGACGTTCAACGTCAAGGACGCCTACACCAACTTCGGCCTCCCCGGCGTCCAGCAGATTGACTACAGCCTGCCCCGCCAGACCAGCGACGCCCTGCCCAACTTCGGGTTCCTCGACTCGCTGCCCACCGGCACCACGCAGGCCGACATCCTTACCTACTTCGAGAAGGACGAGGCGAAGTACAAGAACGCAGCCGCCGTCTGGACCCCCGGTAGCCAGAAGCCGTCCTCGGCCATGGGCTGGAAGCAGACCAGCGCCTACATCGAGACCATCGCCCACCTCATGCCCGTGCTTGAGCCGCAGCTCCGCGACTACGGCCAGCTGCAGTCGCTCATCGGAACCGAGCTTCTGTTCGGCCTGCGCATGGCCCTCGCTGACAAGGTCCTCACCGGCAAAGACCCCAACGGCATCGAGGGCGTGCTCAAGAACGAGGGCATCCAGGCGTACACCGCCAAGGCCGGTGACACCATCGCCGACTCCGTGTACCGCATGGGCACCGACGTGTTCATCGGTTCCGGCTACCAGCCCACGCACGTCGCGATGCACCCGTACGTGGCCGAGAGCCTCGCCCTTGAGAAGGACAAGCAGGGCCGCTACATGAACGTCATGGTCAACGGGAGCCTCTGGGCGCTCAAGGTTGTCGAGGACCTGCACCTCACCGCGACCACCGGCGCAGACTCCACCGAGAAGACCACCTACGGCGTCCTTACCTACTGGAACCAGGCCGCTACCGTCTTCACAAAGGAGACCGACTCCATCACCATCGGCCTCGTCGGTGACCAGTTCGCCTACAACGAGGCAACCATCCGCGCCGAGGGGCGCCACGGCCTCAAGGTCACCTACCCCAAGGCGTTCGCGTACCTCGCCGACTCCGGCATCACGAGGTAGCCGCCATGCCGACGCTCGCACCCAACACTCGCACGAGGGCCTCTCTCTCAGAGCTTGGCGCGCTCTCGCTTGAGGGCGCGCCGGGTGCGGCCACCGTCACGCTCCTGTCCGATGGGACATCCGAGGCGTGGGAACCGGGAACGGCACCCGCGCTCAGGACGTGCCCCGAACTCCTCACAGTCGAGTGGACGATGTCCGGCGTGCCCGTGAGCGCCGAGGTCGACGTTGTTGCATCGCGCTACTGCACGCTGGACGAGATTCGCGGGTACCGCGCCGAGCAGTACGGCCTGTCGAACCGGACAGACGCCGAGGTGTGGGTGGCGCGCCAGCACGCCGAGGAGGTAATCGAGCGCGCCGCGAACCGGTTCTTCCAGCCCGTCATGCGCAAGGGATTCGTCGACCGCCCCAACTGCACGTCCGCGTCTCAGCCCATGGTGCCCGGCGCGTGCACGCGCGACATCACCAGCGTAGCCCGCGCCTGGGACGCGGACGGCAACCACGTCGGCGTGGGCGTGGCGGGCCAGACCGCCCTCGACGTGTCCGGAATCCGCCCGCACGGCGCGGCCAACGTCGCGCTCGTGATGGGCATGGGACAGACCCCCGTGGAGATGCACGACGCCGTCGTTGCGCTCGCCGCGTGGTACCTGGTGCCCAAGGCCGGTCCCGACAACGCAACGTCAGAGTCCACCGACTCCGGCGTGCTCCGCTACGTCATCGGCGGCGTCGACGGCGCCCCCACGTCACTCCCGGAGGTAAACGCGCTCGTGCAGCGCTACGGCTTCCGGAACCTGGTAGTGGGGTGACGCCATGGGTGCCGAGAACCTGTTCTGGCAGTGCATCGAGCACGTCAAGGCGCTCTCGGACGAGGCGCTCGCGGACGAGCCGGTGTTCGTCTCGATTGGAGGCTCGACCGTCCAGAAGCCTGCCGAGTTCCTGGTGCGAGAGGTGGTCGAGAACGTCTCGTTCTCCGACACCGTGACCTCCACGCTCGGGGGCGTGCGCGCGTCAGGCCACTACCGCGTGGAGTTCTCCGTGGCATGCCAGGCGTGGGCGCAGAGGCCTTCCCTCACCGAGGCTTCCGAGCTTGTCCAGTCGTGGGTGCTCGCGCTCTTCCGACAGGTGGCCGCAGACAAGACGCTCGGCGGGCTGTGCGTCCACGCCGAGCCGTACGTGGAGGGCGCGGGGACCGCGCTCGACAAGGGAACCAAGCTGTACACCGCCGCGTTCGACTTCGGCGTCCGCGTGAAGGCCGAGGTAGGACCGGCAACCGACTAAGGAGAAAGCAATGTCTCTCAACCCATCCATCGGCCTCGTGGGCATCGCCGTCCAGACCAACAAGGACACGCCCGCATCCGCGCCGACGTTCATGCACGGCCTCACCGGAGGCTCGCCGTTCGGCGTGTCCCGCTCCATCGCGAACACCTCCGTATCCTGCGGAAACCGCGCCCCGTCCGACGCGCGCGTGGACTCCATCGAGGTGTCCCCGTCTGTCCAGTCGCTCTGCTACCCTGACGTGTTCGGCCTCTACCTGTACGCCGCCCTCGGTGCCGTCGACACTACCGCTGCCACCGGCAAGGAGGGCTACTACAAGCACGTCTTCACCATGGGCGATGACCTGCCCTATTGCACCATCTGGTCGCAGATTGGCAAGAACAACTTCACCCGCGCGGACGGCTGCAGGCTCGGCACCCTCGCAATCAGCGCGACCGGCAACGAGCACCTTTCCATGCAGGCAGACTTCAAGGGCATCGACGGCCAGGTCGGCATCGACTCCATACCCGGCAGCGTCCAGGCGTCCTGCTTCGGCGGCAAGTACACCACCACCGACTGCACGTTCAAGATTGACGCAGCGGGTGACACGCCCGCAGACGCCCTCGTGTCCGAGGCGAGCTTCACCGTCGAGAACAACGTGTCCGGCCTCACCTCCATCGGTCGCGTTACCCCGCGCGACATCGCCGTGGGCAAGCTCTCCATGGGATGCTCCGTCACCACCATCCCGGATGACATCACCGAGTACAGAAAGCTCGTCACCGGCTCCAAGACCGCCACCAAGCTCTCCGGCAGCGTGGTCCTCGGCAGCGTGTACGCCAAGTTCTTCCACACCGATGACCCGAACATGACACTTGAGGTCTCCATCAACCACTGCCCGTTCACCGCCGACTTCCCAGAGGTAGACCCCGAGGGTTCCGAGGCAACCATCCAGTTCTCCACAGACGCCGCAATCATCACCAGCGCCGGGGAGTCCCCCGTGACCATCACCCTCGTCAACAAGACCGCGAGCTACAAGTAGCGAACAGGGGCCTGCGCGGGCAGGCCCCACCCTCATTGGAGACAAATTGGACACCACCAGGAAGCTGCTCTACTGGCTCGGAACCGCCTGCATCACCGCGATAGTGAGCGCCATACAGATTGGAATGGACCCGCGCACGGACAAGGCCGTGATGACGTGGGTCTGCATGGTCGCGGTCGCGAGCGTCGTGTACGCGGTCATGCAGACGTACTCGGCAATCAGAAGGCGCGACGAGGTCTCAGCCAAGCATGACGCGCTTGTGGACACGGCGCTCAAGGTGCTCCTGCGCCAGAAGCTCGTGAGCGAGCATGACCGGCTAATGGGCATCGGCTCAGCCAACGACACGCAGCGCCGCTCGTGGCAGGCGTCGTACGAGACGTATGAGGCGCTGTGCGACGTGACGGGGGACAGCAATGGCGTAATCGACGTGTACAGGGCGCACGTGATGGCCCTACCCAGCGACAAAGGAGACTTGCGATGAACTACATCGTTCCCGACAAGGCATACAAGGCGCTCAAGTGGGCTGGACTCATCGCGTGCCCCGCCATGGCAGTGTTCGTCGGCACCGTAGGCCCCGTGTGGGGCTGGCCGAACGTCGACGCGTGGGTGACCACAATCAACGCCGCAGGCGTGCTCGTCGGCGCCCTCCTCGGCATCTCCGCAGTCACTGCGAGGCCCTCAGACGATGGCGGCGAGTAGGGAAGAGAGGCCCCGCTGCATCCTCTGCGGCACGGAGATGCGCGAGGAGCTTGGCATGGAGCGCAGCCACGAGGACATCACGCAGCGCTGGTGGACGTGCCCGAACTGCCTGCACAGGCAGACAACCATCGACGGCGATGGCGGCAATCGCCGCCCCGGGGAAGGAAGGCAGCAATGCACCTCTATGTGATATGCGGACACGGAGCCGGTGACCCCGGTGCCTGCGGAAACGGCTACAGCGAGGCAGAGCGCGTGCGCGCGCTGGGGGCCAGGATTGCCGAGCTTGGCGGCTCGTCCGTCACACTCCTCGACACGAGCAGGAACTGGTACGCGGACCGTGGCATCAAGACGCTCTCCATCCCGAGCGGTGACGCGCTCGTCGAGCTGCACATGGACTCCGCGTCACCGGACGCGCACGGAGGCCATGTCATCATCAAGGAGGGAATCGGAGGCCCGGACTCGTACGACCGGGCGCTTGCCGACTCCATCTCCACCATCTTCCCCGGGCGCTCCCAGAGCATCGTGGAGCACTCCGAGCTTGCCAACCCGAACAGGGCGGCAGCACGCGGCATCAACTATAGGCTCGTGGAGAACGGCTTCGTCACCAACGCCGGTGACGTCGACATCTTCAACTCGAGGCTCGATGACATCGCGAGGGCGTACCTCGCCGCATTCGGCATCGAGGGCGGTGCCACCCCGGAGGCGTCTGCCGAGCCGTCCGCGCCCGCGTCCTCCGGCTCCTCCGGGATGCCTGACGGTGCCCTCGACTTCCCCGAGGACCCGCTACTCTACGATGGCTGGTTCGGACCCGAGACCGTCAAGCAGGTGCAGCTGTGCCTCCGCGTCCACGGCCTCTACTCCGGACTCATCGACGGTGACTTTGGGCCAATGACGAAGAAGGCTTTCCAGCGCTACCTCGCGAACCTCGGTTACTACTCCGGCCTCATCGATGGTGACTTTGGGCCGCTCAGCACCAAGGCGCTGCAGAGCTACCTCATCGACCGTGGCACCTACTGGGATGCGGGCTACGGCTGGTGCGACGTGGACGGTGACTGGGGTTCGCTCACCACAATCGGCCTGCAGCGCGCCATCAACGGCAACCGCCTATAGCTGTACCGTACAGAACAATCTTGTGCCGTGCGCCCCCGCACAAGCGGGGGCGCTTCTCGTTTTAGCAGGTACGCGGCTTGCTGAGAGCCTTTCTGAGGCCAGATAAACAATGCCGTGGGCAAACACACGCGGGAATCCAGCCACCATTGCGAAGCGCTGGGCGCGGGGGACACCGCACGGAACATGTTGCCATGGAAAGTCGCAGACAAAGGAGGGTCCATGGCAACCAGGCAGTGGTTCGAGTACGTAAACCCGAAGACCGGCAGGAAGGAGTTCGAGTGCCCGGCCTACCCAGGCCAGAACGTCCTAGCCGGGATGATTGTCGACGCGTCCGGGATTACGGACGCCGAGATGAAGAGCATCGCAAGGGGAACCGTATGGGCAGCGCTCAGCGCGGACGTGAACGGGCACAAGGTGCTCCCGAGGGGCGTCAGGCGCACCACCGACTACGACACGTTCGTCCAGGCGATGGCGAAGGCCCTGGATGCCGGGTACGTCATCGAGTTCCTGGACGCCTTCTCCACGTCCATCAACTCCGAGGACGTGGATGACGATGAGGACGTGGACGAAAACCCTACGGGTACGAGTCCCGAATCCTTGTAAACCTCTCCCGCTACACGGGTTCCGGCGTCATGGAGCTGCTGGGACTCGCGTGCGGGTTCCCGATGCTGTTTGAGCAGATGTACTTCGACCTAGAGGCGCTGCTTGAGGAGCGGGAGAGCCAGAAGGCTCCCACGTGGAGGAGGAAGGGCGAGAAGGCGGTCGACGCACGCGACCGGCTCAGGGCCGAGCGCGAGGCCGCCAAGGCGCGTCTGGGGGTCGCTTAGATGTACACGATTGAGGTCCAGGGCCTGGACGAGACAATCAAGCAGCTCAACGAGCTTGACCGCAGGCTCGGGACCGAGCTTAAGCGCGAGATTAGGGGCATCGTCCAGCCGACGCTCTCAAAGGCGAAGGGATACGCCGGTGGCGTCGGTTCGTTCCCAACTGGGGCGTACGCCGCGTCACTGAGGCTCAGGACGTACGCGAACGGGGTCAAGTTCGTGTCGACTGACCCAGGAGGCGGAGTAATCGAGTTCGCGAACCCAGGCGCGCTCATCCTCACCGGCAAGCGCGCTGGCAGGCGTGCGGGCGTCCCCGTTGGCAGCACGCCCCCGCGCGCCCTCCTCAAGGCAATCCTCGCCGACGAGGAGCACATCGTGGAGAAGGTAAACGAGAAGGTAGTCGAGTACTGCGACTGGAACGTGGGGGCCGTCAATGGGTAAGGCCTCAATCACAATCGCGGTAGGAGCGCTCTGGAACGGCCAGACGCAGCTCGACGCCGTAAGCAACAGCATCTCGCGCATGGCGCTGAACGCCGCCAAGTCCAGCGAGTCCACGACACGCTCGCTCGCGCTGCAGGGAGAGAGCTGGGTTGGCCTCGGCAACCAGATTTACGACGCCGGGACCAAGATTGCCGACGTCGGTGACACCCTCACCACGGCCATTACCGTGCCGATGACCAAGGTCGGCGGCTACTGCGTCGACCAGGCCGTAAACTTCGACACCGCCATAGCCAACCTGCGTAAGACATCCGACCTCACCGCCGACCAGCTCGACGCCCTGGGTGACTCGGCGCTTGAGGCGTCGCAGAAGCAGCCTGTCGACGCCGCCACGATAGTCAACATCGAGGCGCTTGGCGCCCAGCTCGGCGTTGCCGATGACCAGCTTGAGTCGTTCTCGCAGACCGTATCCGGCCTGGACATAGCGACGAACATGGACGCCGACACGGCAGCGACCGAGATGGCACGGTTTGCCAACATCACCGGCATGGCGGAGAGCGAGTTCTCGAACTACGGCTCCACGCTGGTCGCAATCGGCAACAACATGGCAACCACCGAGTCAGAGACATCGGCGCTCGCACAGCGGTTCGCGTCGGCTGGCACAGCCGCTGGCATGTCGCAGGCGGACATCCTTGGCATGTCCGGCGCGCTCTCGTCCCTCGGCGTCAAGGCCGAGATGGGCGGCTCCGCGCTCTCCCAGACCATCAACGCGATAGGCGTCGCAGTGTCGCAGGGCGGGGATGACCTTGAGGCGTACGCCGAGAGGGCCGGGATGAGCGCTGACGAGTTCGCCGCAGCGTGGCGCGACGATGCCGCAGGCACGTTCAACACCCTAGTAGAGAGCATGGGCAAGTCCGTCGCGGCTGGCGATGACGTTAACGTGATGCTCTCCGAGCTTGGCATCACGGGAATCCGCCAGTCCGACGTTATGCGCCGCCTGGTTGACTCCACCGAGGCCGTCACGGGCAAGCAGTCGGTGCTCGCTGGCGCGCTCGACCTCTCGCGCAGCGCCTGGGAGGAGAACACCGCGCTGCAGACCGAGGTCGACCAGCGCAACGAGTCCATGCAGTCGCGCCTCGACGTGCTCAAGAACAAGGTCAACGCCGTGGCGATAACGGTTGGCACCCCGCTCACGGAGGCCCTCATCGACGCCATGGACGCGCTGCAGCCGCTCTTCCAGGGCGTGGCCGACGCCGCCCAGGCGTTCGCGGACATGGACGAGCAGGACCAGCGCACCGTGCTGTCTCTCGTCGGGGTGGCCACGGCGGCAGGCCCCGTGCTCTCGGTCGCGGGAAGGCTCGTTCAGGGAATCGGCAACGTCAACACGATGTTCGGGCAGTCGCAGGAGAAGGCGGCGATATTCGGGGACGCGCTCAACACCGTCGACGGCTCGCAGATGCGCGTGTACGCAAGCTCGGGTGACATGGCGTCCAGGCTCGGCGTCGCGCAGAACGCTGCGGCCAAGGCGGCTGGCGGCGCGGACAAGTACGTGCACGCCTGGGAGGGGATGACCGACAGCGCGAAGGTCGTGCGCGACAGCACCGACAAGATTCAGGACCTCAGCCTGCAGCTCGACCTCCTGGGCGATGGCTCAGACAAGGCAAAGGCCAAGATAGAGGGCCAGATTTCAGCGCTTAAGGGCCAGCGCGATGCCGCCAAGGACGCATACGAGAAGAACGCATCTCTCGTCACCGCGTGGTCCAAGTCAACCACCGAGGCGGAGAAGGCCGCAGACGGCATCGATGGCCTGACGGAGAGCCTGGACAGGGTCAAGTCCGGCTCCACCAGCACGGCCAGGGAGATTGAGTCCGTGTCCAAGAGCGCGGGCGGCATCAAGGGCGCGGCGTCCAAGGCGGGTGACGCACTGGCAAACATGGAGTCGAAGGCCGGGCAGGCGGCATCCAACATCGGCTCCGGCCTGGCGAACGGGATGAAGCTGGCCGCAAGCTCGGCGCTGGACATGGCCAAGAACTTCGCAGTGGGCGCGCTTCAGGCCGGGGCGGTGAGCCTCGCAATCGCCGGTGTGACGTTTGTCGTTGGCAAGCTTGTCGACTACTACCAGAAGCAGAAGGAGCGCTCTGACAACCTCGCCAAGGCCACAGACGGCCTTACCGAGGCTACGAACAAGAGCATCAAGGCCGCGCAGGACCAGGGCGTCGCGTACGAGGGCACCAAGGTATCCATCAGCGAAGCCAGAGACGCCGTAGACAAGGCGATAGAGTCTCAGGCCAAGCTCGCCGACAGCATAAACGACGGCAACGCATCGGCATCCGCGCAGATGGGCCAGCTGCAGGCAGCGTACGAGGTCATCAAGGAGTACGCCAACCAGACCGGACTCTCCACGCAGGAGCAGGGCAAGCTCAAGGCCGCAGTCGACACGTTCAATGGCATAGCCGGGACGTCAATCGACGTGATAGACGCCGAGAACGGCAAGCTCGCGGAGAACGGCGATGCAATCGAAAACGTGTCCTCCAAGCTCGGCGAGTACGTGCAGCAGAAGCTTGAGCAGATTCGCCTTGAGGCATACCAGGACCGCCTCAAGACCATGTACGAGCAGCAGGCTGAGGACATACAGGCGCTCGCCACCGCCCAGAAGGCGTACAACGACGAGATGGACGCCCTTGGCAGCAAGGAGGATTACGTCTCCCGCTACATCGACAACTACAAGGGACTCCACACTCAGGTCAAGCTCACGGATGACGAGCTTCGTGACATTGCCGAGAGCACCTACGACAACGCCGAGGCGGCTGCGTACGCCAACTCCGGGCTTGAGGACGCCAAGAGCAACCTGGACTCCATCAACGGCTCGATAAGCATCACCGAGGCCGCGATGGGCGCTGCTGCGGCTGCGACTGACGGGCTGTCTGACAGCGTCCAGACGTGGGCGCAGTCGAACGAGGCAATCAGCAATGCGTGCATCGGTGCTGGCCAGGACCTGCAGCAGTTCTCGCAGGACCTCGCGGACACGGGACTCTCCACAAGCCAGCTCAAGGACATCACAAACGACGAGTGGGCGCAGATAGTGGCCGCCTACGACAGAAACAGCACCTCGATAATCGAGGCGCTGGACGGGCTTGGCATCAACATGGGTGACTCCGGAGACCGCGCCGTGCAGGCGCTCGCAGACGCGCTGCTCAGCGGACGCGATGGCGTCTCCGGTGCCGAGGCGGAGCTGATACAGGCCGCTAAGAGCGGTGACTGGGCTGGACTAGCAGCCGACATGCAGGAGAAGGGCATACACATCCCGGAGGACCTGGCGGATGGCCTCTCCTCCAACAGCGGCGCACCTAGCGAGGCCGCGAACCAGATGCTGTCCATGGTCGCGCTGAAGCTCGCGAACGGAGACGTTGACAAGGCCGCTGAGATTCTGGGCGGTGACATCGACGCGGGCCTCGCTGAGGGCATCCAGAACGGCACGCTCTCGGAGGAGCAGGCGAGCATCCTGGGGCAGGATGTCATCGACAAGGCAAAGAAGTCACTGGACTCGCACTCGCCGTCCGTGAAGTTCGAGGAGATTGGCGCGGACGTGGACGCGGGCCTCGCCAACGGCATCGACGGCAACTCGGAAGGCCCCGCAACCAGCGCCGCGAACCTCGGGCAGGCCGTGGTAGACGGCATCGGCGACATCGTGACAAGCCTCACCGACATCGGCTCGCAGTCCGGCTCCGGGTTCGCCAACGGCATCCTCGGCTGGTCCGGCTCGGCGCAGGAGTCAGGCACGGCGCTCAGGCAGGGTGCCGAGGGCGGCGTGGACGGAACGGCTGGGACGCTCTCCTACGAGGGCACGAGCGCCGGTAGCCTCTTCTCCTCTGGCCTCTCCTCGTTCGTGGGGAGCGCCGCGTCCGCTGCCGGAAGGCTCTATTCCGGCGTCGTTGGGGCAACGTCTGGCACCCCAGGCATGCTCGGCGGGTTCGGTAGCAGCGCGTCGGGGAACTTCGCGTCAGGCCTCGGGGCGAACGCGTACGCGGTCACGCAGCAGGCGAACGCAATCGCGAACAATGCGATGAGGGCAGGGAACTACGGCAACTCGTACGAGTGGGGCACGCACCTCGCTGGGAACTTCGCCTCCGGCATCAGGGCCGGTCTCGGCTGGGTGGGAGAGGCGGCAAGCGCAATTGCGCAGAAGGCCGCGAGCATCCTTCACTTCTCGGTGCCAGACCAAGGCCCGTGGTCCGGCAGCGAGCGCGGCGGCATGACCTCCGGCCTGCACCTCGCGCAGAACATCGCCTCCGGCATGATGGCGGGCATCCCCGGCGTGGAGCGCGCGGCGCTCTCAGTCGCAGGCGCGGCCACCGTCCCGGTTCCCACGCTCGGGATGCGCGCCGTGGGGGCGTGCGGCTCGAAGTACGGGGACTCCGGGCGCACCATGGGCACGGTCAACAACTGGAACCTGACCATCAACGGTGCCCAGCTCGGCAGCGCCTCACCGAGGGCGCAGCAGCTCATCGGCGAGCTGTTCGGCGAGTTCGGCCTGTCTGCTGACATGGGGGTGTAGCGCGTGGCTGAGTCATGGGGCAACCAGATATGGACCGCGTCTGGCAACTACTGGCAGTGCGGAGTAAACGCCTGGGTCACCGCGACCGATGACGAGTACGTGTACGTGCACGTCGAGGCCAAGGTGTACTCGCGCGGACGCTTCGACGTGTACGCCAACGGCTCCGTAGGCTCCACGAACGATGACACACGCTACTGGTCAGGCTCACTCGACCAGGGCGCCGGTGCGTCCACCGTCTTCATCTCGTACGACACCTGGTATACCCGCTACTACGGCCAGGACAGGACCGTCCAGGCATGGGCCAAGTACAACGTGACAGGTGGCTACGGCAACGGCACGTCCAGCGCGAGCGTCAGCATCACCATCCCGGCACGCCCGTATGGCACCCCGCACCCGCCAAAGGGCCTCAAGGCGGCATATGCCAGCGACACGAGGGTCGACGTTACGTGGGAGGCCGACTACACCGACTCCCAGAACGCCTATCCGTGGTCAGGCGTCATCGTCGCGCGCTCCGTCGACGGGGGCGCCTACTCCGACATCGCAACGCTCGGCTGGGACGCCCTGAACTACGCGGACACATCCACGAGCGCGGGCCACTCATACGCCTACCAGGTGCGCTCGTACAACCCCACGGGAAGCGCCACGGCCCAGTCCGAAACCGTGTACACCACGCCGACCGCCCCGTCGAGGGTGACTGCCAGCGCGACGGGAGCGACCAGCGTCAACGTCTCTGCGTCAGGCCAGTCGGCGTACGTCGACGGGTACGAGGCGCAGCACCGCGTGGGTGCCTCGGGCGCGTGGGGGGACACCAAGGCCCAGGCCACGCTCCCGGTGCCTATGCCATCCTCCGCTGGTGACAACTGGTATCGCGTCAGGGCGTACAAGGGCACCCTCTACTCCGCCTACACCGAGACGCAGAGCGCCGTCACGACCATAGCGCAGCCGCTCGCGCCGTCCGTCTCTGCGCCGACCGTCCTCCCCACCGGAGGCAGCGCTACCGTCACGTGGACCCCCAACCACCCGGACCACTCGGACCTCAAGGCGTCTCAGGTGGAGGTCACCAAGCCGGACGGGACCACGAGCACCGTCAGCGTCACCGGAAGCGCTGCCACCACAACCATCTCTTCGCTGGCCAAGGGCACGTACAGGTTCCGCGTGCGCACCAAGGGACTCTGGGCGGAGTCCAACGACGGCTACGGGGCATGGTCCGACTACTCGGTCCTCAACGTCTACGACCTTCCATCTGTCTCGCTCTCGGCACCGTCCGCGACGGTTGACAAGATGCCGATTCAGGTCGCGTGGTCCGCGTCAGACTCGACCGGGATTACCCGCCAGGTGGTGACCATCGCCGACTCCTCCGGGAAGGCGGTGCTCACCAGGGTAGTGCCGGTGGGGACAACGTCTGCCTCCATCACGCAGGACCAGTTCACGCCGACGAACGGCGCGAGCTACACCGTGACGGTTGCCGTCACCGCAGGCTCGTCGCTGTCGAAGTCGGCCAGCGCCACGTTCAGGGTCTCCTGGGCGCAGCCGAACGCGCCGGTAACGACCGTCACCGTCGACCGGAACCTGTTCGCCGTCGTGAGGGTGACTGCCGGTGACACGGGTTCGAGCGTCGCGACCACGTCAATCTCCGTAGAGCGCGTCAACGCGGACGGCAGCTCCACGTACCTCGGCGGAGGGCTGCTGGACGGCCAGTCCATCATCGACTACCTTGCGCCGCTTAACGTCGACTACTCGTACCGCGTCACGGCGCACGCCGAGTCTGGAACCTCGGCGAGCGTGCTCGTGCGTGCCCGCGTCGAGTCGTTCGGTGACGAGGCGTACAACTTCGGCACGAACGCGAGCACGTGCGTGAGGCTCGGGTTCGACGCGAGCGTGTCAGAGGCCGTCCAGCACGGCGGCGAGACGTTCCACTTCGCCCTCGGCCCGGACACGCCGAACCTGCCGACGTTCTACCCGGACGGCAACACAGACGTGACCGGAAGCCGCTCGTACGTGGCGTGCGGTCAGGCTGCTTACCGCAGGGTGTCCGGAATCGTGCGCGACCCGTCGGCGAGCGTCTGCTGGCTGCGCGACTTCTACGGCGGGGTGCACCGCGTCTACGCCAAGTTCACGCTCGGGTACGCGGCAGGGACGTACAACCAGTTCTCGGTGTCCGCAGACGTGACCGAGACCGTGTGGGAGGAGCCTGTTCGTGGATGGACGTGTCGCGGCGGGGACCGCCGTCGAGTGCAGGGTGGAGGCGTGATGGGACAGACATTCGAATTTCCCAACCTGGTCGCGGGGACGGACGCGTGGAGCGACTGGTGGGAGCCACCTAAAAAGGTCAATGCAGGCGTCTCTCTGTACACCGTCACATTCCCACGAGAGCTAGCTGCCGGAGATGTCGTGTCCGCGTCGATGGAGATGCAGTTCGACGGGCTGGTACTCGGCACCGCAGACACCGGCGAAGACTACAACCTCAGGCTGCAAGGCCGTGTAAATCGGAGCTACAAGAGTGGACTGAGAAACATAGTCCAAGGTGCGTTGCAGCCATGGAATGATGTTTTTGCTGACGGTACCTATAGCGGGACGAAATTCTTTAGTGGCACGAAAGCTGTCGAGGCCGGAGACAAGTACGTTGGAACAACCGAAGATGAGGTAGGCGTCCGCATAGACAACTGCGGTGGGGGGCGCCTCCGCGTGCGTCGGCTCATGGTCACGCTCAACGGGGACGGCGTGCCGCGCGCGTGGGCGCCTGCGGATGGGGAGGTGTGGCCGTAGATGAGTAGCGAGACGCAAGTGTACAACCTCGTAAGCGGCAGCGCGACAGGCACGGGATGGGCTGCGTACGGCGACGCGACGCTCCAGACGGGGGACGTCATCTCGGTCACGACGAGCGACACGGACACTAATGACATCAACGCCATCCTGACGGCACCATTCCCGGTGACCTCGGGCAAGTCGTATACGCTTACAGCAGACGTCAAGGCAACCGCGAATTTTGGCGCGAATGCCACCGGGATGGTCTCGCTGTCGGTTGGGATAATCTCGGTTACCGGAATCAAGCTAGCGACAGATTGGTCGCACGTCTCGGTCGAGCTGACCCCGAGCAAGGACGCAAGCGACGCGAGGGTGGCCTTCCTCGCGGCGTCGTCCGATGGCTCACCCGCATCGCTCTACGTGCGCGACTTGATGCTCGTCGAGGGCACCACGCCCGCAGCCTGGGCGCCCGCCGAGGGCGAATCGCTTGCCGGGGGGGGTGCTCTCATGAGCGCTAACCTCCTGGATGGCGTCACGCCAAAGCTCATGAGCGGCACGACCAAGGAAGGCGGCGTTTGGCACCACGCGGCGCGCCCCAGCGCGGACAGCCACGATGACTGGCTGGGATTCGGCATCGGAGACCAGCCTGCCCTCTCGGAGAACCAGCTGTTTCATGTCGGCATATCGGCAAGGGCCGCAAGCGCGAGCGCCGCTGCCCTGAGACTGGCAGTCTCGTACGTGGACGCAGCAGGCAACTCCAACCGTGCCGTAAGCGACCCCATTGAGGTCGGGGCCTCGTGGGCACGCACTGACTCGGTCGTGGTTGTCCCGTCCGGCATGACGCCAACCGGACTCTACGTCGAGGCGTGGGGAGCGCTCCCCGAGACGTGGATGGCCTCGCCAACGCTCTCCTACACGACACAGCCAGGCACGAACGTCATAGGCAACATGGGGAGCGGCGATGGGTTCGAGGTCGGAGACGGAGGAGAGGTAAGCATCCCGTCCCGCGTGTCATACTGGCCATACTGCCAGAGGGCGCTCTCCGCAGACCGCACCATGTACGTGAGCGGCCTCGTCTCGACCGAGGGAGCTGGCGGCGGCAAGGTGACGCTGGGCGTCTCGTACAGGGACTCGGCGGGAAACACAAAGTACGCCATCGAAGAGTTCGGAGTGTCCGGGCAGTTCGCACAGGTCGGGGGCAAGGTTGTAGTGCCGTCCGGCGCGATACTCGTCGGCGCCGTTGTGATGGCGGTCGACGGCTCGCCCGTGGTGCATGTCACGAGCCTCGCGCTCTATGACGGTGACCGCACGCCCGCCGCCAAGCCGTCCCCGACGTTCGGCCCCTCTTACTGGAACCGGAGGATTGCACTCACGCGCTACCGGTTCGCGGTTGTCTCGCGTGCCTCCGGAATGGAGATTGACCCCGACCTGCCGGTCGTGCACGGCGGCACGATAACCAGGAACGATGACACGCGAATCAAGGAGAGCGCGGAGGTCGAGCTTATGGACTCGTACGACTTCGGCCCCAACCTCGTCCGCGTGTTCCTTGACGCAGAGTGGGATGACGGCGCGACTGTGGAGGTTCCGTTGGGGACGTTCATCCCGGTGGTTCCGTCGCGCAGCGTGAGCAACGGCAGGTCGAAGCACTCGGTGAAGATGTACGGGCGCCTGCAGGAGCTGCTTGACGATAGCTTCTCTAGCCCGGTCACCGTGCCGAGCGGGACAAACGCGGTCGCGTACGCGGCCAGCGTGTGCCGTGGCGTCGGCCTTGAGGTGATTGCGGACGCCTCGGACTACGTCACGACAAACGTGCGCATGTACGGCGTGGGCGCGGACCAGAACAACTCAGAGGTCGGCACCACGAAGCTCGACTGCGTCAACGACCTCCTCTCGCTCGCCGGGTTCCGCGCCGCGATGACGGACGAGATGGGGCGCGTTCTCCTCAGGCGCTACCGCGACCCAGCGGACATGCCCATCGCGTGGTCGTTCGTAGAGGGGCCGAGCGCAAAGTTCGTCGGCGAGTTCGACGAGGAGCGCGACTACACGAGCGCCGCCAACCACGTGGTGGTGCGCTATGGATCACTCAAGGACGGCACCGGGAAGGTGGTTGTCGGCGAGGCGTGGGACACCGACCCCGCAAGCGACCTGTCGACGGTGAGACGCGGCAGGACAATCACGTCCGCGTACACCTACCAGGACCTGCCGGAGGGCAAGACCGACGCCGAGATGACCGCGTACGCCAACGCGAGGGCAAAGACGCTCCTCGCGACCGCACAGTCGATAATCAGGCGCGAGACGTTCACGCACGCGTACGCCCCGGTTTGCATCAACCAGGCGATAAGCATCGACTTCCCCACGGGAGGGGTCTCCGGCAGGTTCCAGGTGAGGATGCAGACGATAAGACTCGTGGGAGGGTGCCCCATCCAGTGCGAGGCGCGCATCTTCAGGAGGAGGGGAAATGGGTGAGTTGTCGATGGCTGAGTCCAACCAGATGCGCTCCCTTGGCCGCGACACGGCGCGCAAGGTAGCTGCGATTGCGCGCGAGGCGGCGATGGAGGTGGGGATGTCGCGCGACTTCGCCACGGTCACCAAGGTAAACCAGGACGGCACGGTGGAGGTCAACTTCGGAAGCCCCTCGCACGAGATGTCAGTGGGCGCGGTCAGGACCACCGTGGACTGCGCCAGCGCGAACGTGGGAGACGTGGTTGTCGTGGACACGTACGCCCACGTCCCTCTCGTGACTGGCATCGTGAGCAGCGGCGCGAACAGCCCGTGGAACTGGATTTCGGGGAAGATAGACCATTCGGTGAGCCAGTCGCTGAGGGACCCGACCAACGCCATCGCAGATGACCTGAACACCTGCGGCCCTGGCGTGTTCCAGTACAACATCGACACCGCAAACCGCCCAAACGACTACGGCATGTGCGTCTCGTTCGTGGTGCAGGAGGGGAACTGGGTTTTCCAGCTCGCCCTGCCCACCGCTGGTGACCCTCACTGGCGGCGCAACATCAACAACGCTGGCTGGGATGGCTGGTGGACCGCGACAACCGCGTAGGAAGGAAGCCAAACCATGTACGTTCTCATCATCATCCAGACGGCCAAGGACGGCACCGTCACTCCGGCTGCGTACACGTACAAGACACTGGACGAGGCCAAGGCGGCGTACTACTCGGAGCTTGCCGCAGGGGCGTCAAGCGATGCGCTCGCGAGCGACGCGTGCCTCGTGGTCAACCAGACCGGGGGCATGGTCAAGTGCGAGTGCATCGAGCGCAAGGCCGCAGGCGCGCCTGATTCGGGTGCAGCAAGCGCGACGGAGACGGACAGAAATTAGATAGCTGATATCCCAAAATAGAATATCGTCGCGTCCTTATCGCGGCCATAACTCGTTGCAACACAGGTACCCACAGGTGCCCACAGACTGAATAGTTGCACTACAGATGCCTACACTTATCCACACGCACGTACGCCGATTATCGGCTTTGTAAGCTGGGGCCTCTCGGTGGCGGTTGGTATTCTCGTCTGCGTGTTGCGCCTTGGTAATGTGACGCCGCGCCCCGGCGCCTTGTCCCGTAGA